TCCTGTATTACCATATCCTGTATTACCATTTCCTACATTATAATTTCCTGTATTATAATCTCCTGCATTATAAGCTCCTGTATTACCATATCCTGTATTGTTATGTCCTATATTTACAATATTTAATAATTCATCCCATTTAATTTCTTCCACTATTGTAATTTTATTTGTAACAGATTTATCACCAAATGTCTTAGTTAATCCTATTGCTTCAATTTTAGCAACTTTATTTTTATTATCAAAAGGATAATAATTAAAACAATCAATTGCTTTTTGACAGAAATGAAAACCAGCTTCACATACTTCTATATCTCCAATATGATTATAAGTTTTACCTACTTCATATTTAAAATTTCTGCAAGTCCAATCTGGATTAAATACCTTATAACCTTCTATAATTGTTTCTAAATTATCTTTATTCACATTAAATCCCCCTTCATAAATAATTAAAATCATTGTTTTAACTTAATCTTCAATCTTATACCAATTCCAATCTATAAGATTTTCAAGAGCATAATCCCATGCTATTTTATCTATATAATCCTCTCTCTCTTCATCAGACATATCTTTTAAATCGTCATCATCTATTTCAAGCTCCAGCTCACAGTCTGAACCAATTTTATTAGTTTTAACATGTACATTTATTTTCATATTCTAAAATTCTCCTACTTAAGCTAAATTTTATTCCAAATCAAAATTTTTACACTGCAAAATCTCTTTATTATCTTCTAAGCAAATAGACTTAAATTCAATTTCTTTATCTTTAGAGTTACAATATCCCTCATAATTATTTGAACATGCTAAAAGCTCACACTTTACACAATACTCATTGACTTTCATATTAGGATGATAAACAGGAGTTGAACCAGCTACAATTTGTCCACAATATTTACACACCCAAATCTTACAAGTATGCTGCTGACTTTTTGTTGTAATCAAATAACAATCTTTTATCCTTGAAAACTTATGTCTGCATATACATCTAAAACCTTTAATAAACATCACTCCTTTATATACTCATTATTCTTGTCATACTGTTGTCATCATTGAAAATACTAGTTTTAATTAACAACATTTTTTAGTTCTATTTCTTCTATATCTCTAACAGCAAACCAATATGGTTTATATTTAAAGTCATCTATCCATTTTTTAAATACTTCGCTTATTCTACTCTCTAGTATCAATATGTCTTCAGCACGTATATTTTCAAACCAATCTTCTACATATTCTCCGTATTCGTCATCAATTCTATTTTGAATACATTCTAAAGCATCTTTTGCATCTATGTCGGGAATATCAGCTTCTTCTTTTTTTCCAATATAAACCCATCGTTTAATTTCTCCGAGCCTCTTAAGTTCTTCCTTAGCTGCCTCGACAGCTTCTTCTTTACTTTCGTATTCATCACTTCTAAAACATTCATCATCCCAACTATATAACCAAACATCTTTCATATAAATTCCTCCTCTACTTATTTTTCTTATATACCTCTTAAAGTAACTCTATATTTACATCTCTATCTCTAAAAAATAATTCTCTAATTATCTTTTTATTTTTATACTCAACATCTAACATTTCATAACATTTATTACATAGTTCTATGCTTACTTTATCCCATCCCTCTTTTAATTCATCTCCACATCTGACACACACCTTATTTTCCTCACAAAGTATAAGAAACTTTTTTTCCTCTCTATCATTCGCATTTCCAGTTAAAAATACTTCATTTTTATTAAATTCAAATTCTAAATTTTTACCATAAAGACGTCCAATTCCAAAATCACTAAAACCATTCAACATTCTATTTGGTGCATCTTCGATACCTAAAATATTGATGCCTCTTCCTCTTACAGCTCTAAAATCCCTATTCTCTGTTAAATCAACATTACTTTTCATTTTTAAATACTCTATTTTTTATTTTTTTAAATATATTTAATTTAGGTGGTTCTACACTAGAGTTTTTTGTAGTAGGTAATGGCTTTATATTGGCAAGTTGCTTATATGTATCATTATTTTTTTCTAAAGAATCTAATTCTTTTTTTAACTCATCTAATGATTTAGGTGTAATTATATGTTTTAATATGTCTTGTCTTCCTTTTTTCTTATAATCATTTATCATTTTCTCTAATGTTAAATCACAATACTCATCTTCCCAATCTCCAAGATAATAGAATCTATCTACAATAGCTCTGCTTTTCTCATCTGAAAAAACACCAAATAGTATTGGGTCTTTATCTCTTCTCTCTTTGCTTATTTCCTTTGTAATTTTACCTGTATAATCAGTAAACAAAACATACATTTTATCAAATATATCTTTTGTTTTCTCTATTATTTCTACTATTTCATCTGGTATTTCTCTTTCATAATTTTCAAGTTCTATTATTTTTACTGTATTTTTAGATATATCATCAATATATTTTTCTATATCTTCTTTATACACAAATGTATCTATTCCCAGCTCTATTACATTTCTTTCTTTTTCAATACATTCAAGTAAAAACATTAATTTCTTAGCACCCTTTTTTTGACCAGTTACAATATATTTGTTTAAAAGAATCAAAGAGTTTTCATATATTATATCAAGCTTTTCATTTGTATTTTTTTGCTTTCTATTTTTAATATCTTCAAAATAATCTCTAGGTGTTAATTCTATATTCTCCATATTTAATTCCCTCCTAATTTTACAACTTAACGTTCTCTACAGTACCTAAATCAATAACTTCATATTTTACATAACCGTAGTTATTTTCAACATATTCTTCTATAACTTCATCATCAGTAGGATTATTAGGTCTATTAATATCTTGGACAATATCAATCTGAATACTGTCATGTTCAGAAAAATATATTATATACCTATTTACTTTTTCATTTGTCCATCTTTCCATTTCAATCCAAAATTCATCTATATTCATTGATTTCCATTTTTTACTTTCATAAAATTCACATTTTCTATTCTCTTTATACACTTCTTTTTCTTTCTTATTGCATATACCACTCTCTTCTATCTTGTTTTTTTCAAAGTAAAAACAATCTTTACACCTGCTCATTTCATTACACCTTCATTCATTTTTTATTTCACTGAATAATTTTATTTAACTACTCAAAAATCTCTACATATTTAAATGGTATATACTCACATAACCAAACATTGTTTTCAGATAAGTAAAACTTATAACCATTTTCATACATTTTGCCTGTATTAATTTTTAAAATTACAGGTGTACCATGTCTTTTACCAACTTTAACAGCAATATCTATATCCCTTGATAAATGTACATACAGTCTACTTTGTTTAATAATACCTTCATTTTTAATATTGTCTAAAAATCTAGTAGCTGTTCCATGATAAAGATATTTTGGTGGTTCTAATTCCCTCAATTCCACATTAACATTAATTGAATGTCCTTGATTTGCTCTAATCTTGCTTCTATCATCATTAAAACTGTACCTTTGCTTATTATCTTCTTTAACTATTTGCTCAAGGATTTCTATATTAATATTTCTACCAGTATTATTTATTTTTTCAATCAATTCATTAACATCTGCATATCCATAGTCATCTAATTTAATTCCAATAGTTTCTGGTTTATGTCTTAATATTAAACTTATAAAAATAGATAACTTATCTTTTTTACTCATTGACTTCACCTCATCTTCTTTAGCTAATATTTCAGCACTATCTATACATCTCCCCGCAGCTTTTACATTGATACATAGTACCTAATTGTGTATTAAGTTCATATATATCTCCACCACAGTCACATTTTTTAATTCTTATTGGATTTTTCTTCATTTTTAATCACTCCTTTTCTATTAAAATCTTGATTTTAATTACAATGGTTTAAATTCTACTCTACTTATTTTCTCTATATATTCTAATGGTATAGTAAATTGTTCTAAAGACTCCTTGCAACAAGCAAAGTTCCCAAGAATATACCCTATGAATACTTTCCCTTGTCTACATATTAAATAATTTTCTTTTTTATAATCTCTTACAACTTTAAACATATAATGATTTGTGTTATTTATTAACCCTAAAATTATGTACCCATTTTTAATATAATTTGAATCATTAAGTATATAAGATACTTCTCTTTGTAAACTCCTTCCTGTATAAACACCATCTATATATTCCTGTAATTTTAAAGTGTCTCCTATTTTAAAATCTCTATCATTAAATCTTATTTCAAATGATTTAGAACCATTTGAAACAGCTTCATAATATTTAGGTAATATCTTAAGTTCATGTATCATATATCTTCTCCTCTTTGTTAATTTTATTCAACTATTGCATCTAACAATCTTGTAACTTTCTTTGCATTCCAATCACATGGTAGTAACCCTCTGTCTATTAATTCATATAGCATACAATTATGTTCATCAAGATTTTTCATATATCCAAGAGGACAATTTTTGCAATATTTAGATTCTATACAAATATATTTAATAATATTTAAAGCATTTAAAGTTTTCTCTATATCTTTTTCTGTTAATTCAGTTTGATTTTCCATATGTACCTCCCTATAATTTTTCTAACATCTTACAATTTTTCTTATTACATTTACCTCCACAACCACATTTTTCAATATTTCTAAACCAACCTTTGTGTATTTTTCTTTCAGCACAAAGCTTTTTTATTAAGTTGAACTGATATTCTTCCACTTTCACACTCCACACATTCCTTTTTGCATTTTATTTATTTGTTGTTTTTATTAAAAATATAAATTTACAATATATTCTATCAGCTATTCTAAGATTTAATAGTGACTTAGAATAGCTTAGTTTCTCTATAATAAATAATTTTAATCATTGCATTCTTCTAACTAAATAATCCATAGTTCTTCTAAATCCATTCTCTGCCTTTAATATATAGACTTCTTTAAAATCGTTTTCTATATTTTCATATCCATTTAATTTATTTATGTACTTAATTATTATATCAAATGAAACTATTTCAAAAAACAATATATTTTCTATGACATATTGAATTTTTTCTAAATCCTTTTCTTCTATGTACTTTATAAGTTTTTTAATTTTAATTGGCAAATCAGCATCATCTTTTGTTATTTTAATCATTTCAACACGCTGCTCATTCTTCTCCAATGAATTTCCCTGAAATTTATTTGTCGCTTTTATTATACTCATCTGCTTCTCCTCTCTAACCCATTATATTTATATTATATCATATCGAACAACCGTTCTGTATATTTTTTCTAAAATTATTTTTATTTTTTTGGTTTTTGATTTTATAGATTTGTTGAATCTTTTTATAAATGCACTAACATGCACATTTATAAAAAGATTTTTATTCTCGATTAGTCTTTAAATTATGATACCTCTGATGATATGCTTTATAGATATTATTTGCATCACCTTTCAAGCATTTTAACTCTAAATATTTTTTTATTTCAGGAATAGACCAAGATACACACTCATAAGCTTCTTGTTCATACATATCGTATATTATCCCTGATTTTTGTAAAGTCTTACCAGTCAGATGTATGTCTAAATCTGAAAATGCTACTGATAAAGTTTTTAACCTATTTTGTATTCCATTCTTACTAATAGCCTTCATACCATTATCAGTTAATTTGGTAGGTCTAGTTTTTATTATATATTCACAATCCATGTTAAATTTATATTCTGTTTCTTTACTACTTCCCTTTATTTCGCTTTTAGTATAATAATCTTCTACAATAACATCTTCTAATATTTCCTTCATATAATCATCACAAATAAATCTTCTGTCTGGAAGGTCTATATATGAATAATCTTTTGCTATATCTGACACTTTCAAATATCTTAATTCTATATAATCTTTTCCCATGATACCTTCAAAGAGAGCATATACTATAAATTTATCTTGAGCATTTAAAAATGCACTACATATATTTTTTATTTGGTTTCTTGTAAAATATTTATTGGCATTAAATTTTATCATATCTGTGTATTTGTTAGTATCTATACTAATATTACAATTATTTTCTTTTAATATCTCTCTTAAAATTCTTAAATTAGTATATACAGTTGTAGTAGATTCTCCTATTAATCTTCCTTTTATAAAACTATCTATATTTTGTTCATTTAAATTACTTATTTTATCTATTTTAGCTTTAGTTATAAACTCTTCTAAGTATCCATTTATTCTGTTACGTCTTACTTCTTCCTCTCTTATTGTACTTTCTAATTTATTAACCATTTTTTAATTCACTCCCTTTTTAAGCATATATAATAAATTATAGTACAACATAATCTATAAGTACATATTATTATGTTTTATTTAGCTTAATTGTTCTATAATTTTTTAATATTAATTAACATCTCCCACTTTTAATAATTTATATATTGGATTATTTTCAGTCATTTTTTTTGTATTACTCTCTTTGTCTTGATGCATATAATATTTATACATTGTCTGTATACTTTTATTACCTGTAAACTTTCCTATTTCTTCCAATTTTGTTCCTGTTTCAGACATTAATGAAACAAAACTATGTTTAAAACTATGCGGTGTTACATGAGGCAATCCAGCTAACTTCAATGCTTTTTTTACAAGTCTTTCTATTGACCTTGTTGTTAATCTTTCATTATTTTTAGATAAGAACAAAGCATTTGTGCTATCTTTATTATCTTTTTTACCTTCGATTTGGTTTCTAAAGTATAAAAAATCTCTATACATTTTTAATACTTGTTCATTTAAACCTACATTTCTTTTTAATTTTCTTTTCCCTATCACTTCAAAATCTCCATTCGAGAAATTTATGTCTTTTATATTCATTTTTTCTATTTCATGTATTCTCATACCAGTAAAAATAAGTATGTTTATAATCAAATTATCTCTGCAAGTATTATAGTTTTTATTATCAACATATAATTTATTCATAGTTTCTAATAATTTAATAATTTCATCTTTAGTTAATATCTTTTTCTCAAATTGAACTTTATCTTGTAATTTTTTAACGTAGCTAACGGGATTATCTTTAATTTTACCTTTAGCTCTAAGAAAGCCACAATAAGCTTTAAATGATGCTCTTTTTCTGTTTATTGTAGCTGCTTTCATTCCTTTTTCTTTTAATAAGATAAGCCATTTTTCTTGTATATCTGTAAAAAGTATTTTATCAAGTTCTTCCATTGTACAATTTTCTTTTTTAAATAAATACCTTATGCCTTCTTTTACATCAGCTCTATATGCTTTTATTGTTTTCTCATCTCTATCATTATATAACTTTAAATTTAATAAAAATTCTTCTAGAGCTTCTATTCCAGTCATATGTATCACATCCTTTTTATTTTATATTTATATCATATACCTATTTTATTTAGTTGTCAATATTTTTAAGTAATTTTATATTTTATTTAGTTTAATTAATCTTATCAAAATATAAAAATTTTTTTGATAAGATATTAAATTAAAAACTACGATTTTATTGTCATTTTTATTGACCATACTTCTTTATGTATTCTAATAATGCCATGCTCATCAAATCAGATTTATTAAACTCTCTAAATTTTTCACAAAACTCATCAAATAAGTTCCATGCATCTTTATTCAACCTAACTGTAGTCCTTATAGCATCTTTTGAAGGTAAATCAATTTTAATACCATCCTGTACAATTTCTATTACATTTGTATCTTCTTTATTCTCAAACCAGTTTAATACATCTTGTATTTTATCATAGTCTTTTGCTAAAGAGATTATATTATTTTTAAATTGGTTGTCAATTACTATGTTGTGATTGTTGTCATCTTCTATTGTCATATTAAATCTATTATCATTATTACTCTGTTGTCTGTTGTTTACTACCTTTGTCATACTATTGTCACCAATAAACACATACTCATCATTTATACGTTTATAACCTCTTTTAGTGAGATATTTTCTTATACTACTTTCAGATACACCAAGCTCTATAGCAACTTTAGTCAAACTCTTACTATCATTTAACTTACTATTAATATATTCAACTATATATGTTATATCATTATTTTTTAAATCATTCCAAGTCATATACTCACCTCTAATTTAAGTATACTACACGAGATTATGATTGTCATACTATGTTAATCTTTTAATTCTACGTTTAATCTACATATCTTTCTAAACTATATCATTTTTTTACAATATTACGTCTATTAATAATTGACACACTCCCCATAGTTAAAGCAAGGGGATTCTTGGTGGCTAACGCACTTATTTATACTTAAACAGTACAACAGAGGTGTGTTACAAAGCCAAGCTACTTCGGACGGTGTCTTCGCCACTACTACCTTAAAGTTATTCGCCCACACATGGCTCAAACGGTAGATACTTTTAAATTTATTGGTTGCTTATGATTTATTCTAAAATCTACTAAACCATATTTATGCTTTTTATTTAAAATATTCCAAGCACCAACTATATCTCTATGAGTTTTATAACCACAAGTACAACTATAAGTTCTACCAGTTGGTTTGTGTTTTTTAGAACACTTTGGGCAAGTTTGAGAAGTGTAGTTTTCTTTAACTAACTTAACTTCAATACCTTGCTCTTTTGCTTTATATTTTATATAGTCCTTTATTCGACCATACTCCATTTGAGATATTTTCTGTCTATTAACTCTGTTTAATCTTTTCTTTTTCTTAGTATCTTTTTCAACCCCTTTTATATCCCCAAGAACTATTTCACATACCTTCTGCTCCACACAAAAGTCTATAAACTTTCTAGTTGTTTGATGATATAAATTCATTAACTGATTATCTGTTTTACTTCTTATCTTATTTTTTAATCTCCATAACTTCTTTGATTGTCTACTACCTTTTTTACATTTACTTAATCTTTTAGATATATAAGCATACATCTTATTTCTAAATTGTTTAATACTTCTGCCTTCTCTATTAGATAGAATAAGCCCTACACCTTCATTTGTTACACTAGCTATCGAATGTATTTCCCCTAAGTCTACACCTACGGTATTGGTGCCTTTGGCTACAACTCCATTTAATTCATTGTCAAAAGTGTAGTATAAATAATATCCGTTTCGCCATACTATTTCAGCAGTTTTTATATTCTCAACATTAAAATCTAATTCTAAATACCTGCCTTTTGACATTGATAATTTTAAGTTGCCTTTAGCATTTCTATTAATAGCACTAGCTTTAAAAGGTATTATATAAAATTTCTTAGTCTTGTATGGATATTTTGCTTTAGTATTACCTTTTTTTCTTAATTCTGATATAGTCTTTCTATTTGCATCAAATTTATCTGATATAGCTTGAATAGTTTGACTATGAAGATTGTACTTACCTTTGATTGACTTTTGTATATCATTCTTTTTAATCCATTGTTTATGTTCAAAATAGTATTCTTTAGATAAGTTAACTATATGATTCCAACAATTAGCACTCTCCATTTGTTTTTCCCTTATTAATTCAAATTGTGTTCTAGTTAGGTTTAATTTTACTCTATGAGTTTTTATCATTTTTTCTTACTCCTAATTGGTTGATTGTCTATGTATTGTTTAACTACTTCTAAACTTACAGAGCCAACAGTTCCTACGAAATAACTATTAGTCCACATGCTAGGCATACTAGACTTTAAATGTGGAAAGTTCTCTCTTAATACTCTCGAACTAAAGCCTTTTAAACCTTTTACTACTTTATGAATTCCATATTGAGGGTCACAAGATATTAATAAGTGCACATGTTCTTTATCAGTTTCCATTTCTATTATTTCTGCTCCAAGTTCATCTGCTTTATATGGTAGTATTTCTTTTAACATCTTTTCAACTTCGCCAACTAAAACAGGTTTACGATACTTAGGGCAAAATACAATATGATATTTGCAATCATAAACTATATTTTCGTTAGATTTATACATAAAAACTAACACCTCCTAAATATAGGGTATCAGTAGTGGTATTAGATTACAAGCATTATTCTAACTTTTTTTATATTAAGACCTTACCTTTCATCCCTACACCTAAAGGAGAGGGCTTTTTGGCAATTTTATTGTAATTTAGTATATTGACTTTATATACTTACTACAAAATTAACCCTAAAGTGCTGTTATACTTTAACTTATTACTAGATTTTAGTACCATACATCTTTCTAATTTATTTATTAACTTTAAGTAACACAATCTATTAAATATAAAATCCGAATTATTGAAATCAGTTTTATACTTAAACAAAAATATTTATATTTGAAGTATTAGCATTTTTAAAATATAATTTAATTATAATCTAAAAAGGGGTTGAAAAAAATGGATGTTGAACAATCTAAAAAAGTTTATCTAAGCATTGGAAAAGAATTATCTAAAAAAATGACTAAATCAGAGTTAACTAAATTTTCGCAAGAAGTAGCAAACTATTTGCAATATGCTGGACTTGATAAGAATATGAAAATTAAACTATTTCAAACAATTTTGGAAATGGTGGCAAGGAAAAAAATAACATTATCAAGCGATAGCGAATTTACAGAAGGAATATTACAAAGTGATGAAGCAGAAATGACGACGAATATAGGATTTATAATCGAAGGATTAAGTTATCATAATGACTAATTTTAGCATTAAAAAAACAGTGTATTTATCTGAATGCACTGTTTTTATTTCCTCATAGTTAATATAAAATAATGTGATATTATATCATATAGATATAGATTAAATTGATATTTAAATCCCTTATAGTTAATCTAAAAAATTGCCATTATATCATTTCTCTATAAATTAAATTGACATTTAAATCCCTTGTAGTTAATCTGAAAATTCTTATTATAATATCATTTCTAAATAAATTAAAAAATATTTTAAATCCCTCGTAGTTAATCTTAAAGATACTATATACATTAATAATAATACTCTTTCATTTAAATTTCAATCATTGATTTTAATTCTTGTTTACAATTTTCTATACTTTCGCTCAATTCTTCCAAAAAATCTGGTAAACTATCTTCTATATTTCTCTCGACTAATTCGTCAAAATTTTCTTTGTTGAATTTTTCATAACTATTCCAATTCAAAGTTTCGCTTTCAGTGTCACACCAAGTAGCAAATTCTTCGTAATCATTTAAAAAACAAAGTTCTCCTAAAAGATCTTCAATTTGAACTTCTCCTTGACTAAATTCATAGAAAATAATTTCTCTCATATTAAAAATATCATCTGAATAGCCTTGCCAACTTGAAATTGTGCTTTTTACAACTCCTTTCAAATTTATAGAAATTCTTATAGTATCAGTTGTTTCTATTAAGTAGCATTCTTTATAAATTTTCGTAGCTTCTTCCTTTATTTTATCTATATTCATATCTACAACCTTTAAAAATTTTTTAGCTTCTTTTTTATCCATTTTACCCATATTAATTTCCTCCTATTTTAAAATATTATTCAAGATATATCTGTATTTTTAAGAAAAAAAAACTGTATTATAACAATACAGCTTTATGATTTTTATATTCAATTTTATAATTTTTTAAAATAAATTCAATTACATCTAATATTCTATTTCTTTTAACTTGTCATTGTCTTTTAAATATTTCTCTATGCCTTCTTCAATCCTTGCTCTAAGGTCTGATAGTTCATCGCAAAATTGGTCGCAATCGCAAGGTTGTTCTAAATTCAAAACTTCGTTGTACTCTTTTGTAAAAATTTCATGGTCATATGGGATATTAAAAGTATATTCTATGTCACCTTTATGTTTAAAATCTTCACTCATTTTTATGCTTACTTCAAAATTATTTACCATTATTTTAGTACTTTCTATGTTGTCTATTTCATATCCTGCATCAGCAATATAGTTCCATTCTTCTTTGAAATACTTTTTCATATAAATCACTCTTTTTATTTTAAAATCTTTCTTAATTCTATTAAATTTAATCTTATAATTTCATCTTTTTCAGACATTAATCTCTCCTACTTTTTTAATGAATGTTGCAATTTTATTAAGTCTTTAATTTGATTAATTGCACATTCTTGAAATTCAATTGAAAGTTCCATTAATAAGTCAGTCGCTTCTGAAATATTCCTATTACACTTATTCTCTATGTACATTTCTCCATCTCCATTTTTAAGCCATTCTTTATTAACATTGAATGTACTACAAATATCATCTATTAATCTATCGCTAGGTATTACTTTAGATTTATCTGATAGAAACTTAGATATATAAGATGGGTCAACTTTTATCTTGTTTGCAAACTCAACTTGTTTTATTTTTTCATTTTCTATTAAGATTTTAATTCTCTTGCCTATATCACACATTAATATCACCTCTGTATTGACCTTTTTACAATCTCATTCAAAGACGCTATATATGTAGCATCTAATTTAGAAATGTTAATTATTAGTTCTTTTAAATTTTCATCCTTTGAACTAGCTATCTTATAGAACACTTCTCCTAAAATCGAAGAAATATCTTCTTTTACAGAAACATACATATCACCTGTACCATTTATAAGCCATTCCTTATTAACATTAAATACACTACATAAATGATTAATAAGTAAAGGTTTGGGTTCAACCCTATCATACTCTATATTACTTATAACATCTTTGCTGACACCTAATTTTCCCCCGAAATCTGGCTGAGATAAATTAGCATTTTTTCTTATCTTTCTAATTCTCTTACTTATAGTTTCATCAGACAATTATAATACCTCCCACTATTTAAATTAGACCTTTTACAATCTCATTTAAATTATTTATATATGTATCATTTAATTTAGAAATATTTATAATCAATTCATTTAAATTTTCATTTTTAGATACAGTTATATTAGCAAAAACTTCTCCTAAAACAATATCACATTCTTGTTCAATAAACTTCCTCCCCTCACCAGTTTCTAACCACACTTGATTAACACTAAAAACCTCACACATATGAGTAATAAATACTGTTTTAACTTCTACTCTATTATTTTCTATATTACTTATAACATCTCTACTCACACCAAGCTTTTCTCCGAATTTTTGTTGTGATAAATTTATATCTTCCCTTATTTCTTTTATTCTTTTATTTATATCTATATCAATCATAATACGCTCCTTAAATTTTAATAGCATTTTTAATAGCTTCTATTGCTCTATCTACATTTATATTATTTATATATCTAAGTTTGTTATCTTCGTTCAAATTTTCTATAATTTTGTAGTACATAGCATGTCCTATAAAATTAGTGTTTATAAATACATACTCATAACTATTCAATATGTTTACATTAAAATTAATTGTATCTGCTGATATAAATTCAAAGTTAGTTAATTTTTCTTTCATTTTTAAAATCCAATTTGGATGTCCACCAAATATTATTGCTTTTATATTTTTTAAATTTATACTTTCATCAATTAAAACTTTCTCTTCTTGCTCTTGTTGCTGGTTGAACATAAAATTTCTTAATTGAACCAATTCTTCTTTAGATGTAAGTTGTGCTTTGATTTCATTTTCTAATCTAAGTTTATCTTTTTGCAACAATTCTAGTTCTGATTTTAACTTTTCATTTTCTGCCTCCAATAATGAATTTTCTTTTTTAATACTATCCAATTTAAGGTCTTTTTCTTCTATAGATTCTTTTAATTCTTCATCAAAATTATTAAAGAAAAATTGTTTAGCTTTTTTATATTCTCTTGCCAAATATCTTATGTCTATAGCAGGAATTATAAATTTAAATAAATCCTCATAATTAATGCTATTTTCATCTTCTATATTTTTTTGTAAATTACAGTAACATAAAATTAATTCTTGTATTTGTTTAGATTTAAATATGTCTCTTCCTACAATTGAAATTAAACTTAATTCTTCCAGGTCATATATATAATCAAATCCTAAAAGGTTTCTGTCTAAATCTGTTAAAGCATCTAAATTAAAAGTTCCTATACTCCCATCAATTCCAATTGTATACGAGCTTGGAATATATTCTTTTAAATATGTAGATTTTAATCTTAATTCTATCTTACTAATGAGTTTTTGTTCATCTTTACTTAGTCTATCTATAGATAAAACTTTTTCATGTTTATAATTTTCATTTCTTAGAATCAAATTTCTAATTACTTTTATATATATTTCATCTGATTCGTCAACTTCTTTCCCTAAAGCTCCACATAAAGAAATTGCAACTAACATATTACCATTTAATTCATCCTCTGAAAAACTTTCAATTTTATTTTTTAACATAAGTTTTCTTAAAAAGGTACTTGCTTTAAATGTTTGGATAGAAATAATATAATTGTAAGCAATTGTATAACCAACCTTAAATATTTTTGTTATTTTCTTTTCATCTCTTTCTAATAGAATACCTAAAGATTTTTTAAAATAATATTCTTGAATTATACTTCCTTCACTTGCTATCCTTGAATTATAAAAAATATTATCTTTGGCCAAACTTGAATATTTTAATTTATTTTCATTATAATATTTATCTATGAGTTTATAGCATTTTTTATTTATCGACAAAGACTCAGCTAAAAATGGTACTATATTTAATTCTTCTTTCATTAAAAAACCTCGCTTATCAATTAAAATTAAAAGATATTAAATTT